ACATCTGCACGAATTCGAATGTTGTCATTGTATTGCTCCCGAATCTGAGAGCTGCGCTTCAGCTCCCTGCCAGAAGAGTGACGGATACATCCGACATCGTCAAGAATCGCGCTCGGTTTTCGGCGTGTCTTCCACAGCTTTCGGCCTGTCTTTGAGTCCATTAGAAGCCAGCACAGATCCGAGAGCTCCCGTCAAGAAGATCGTGAGTGTGGAAAGAAGCTCGATAAAAGCTCTGTCATTCGGAGCTTGATCTCCAAGCGGCTGAGTTACGAAGATGAGCGCGTATAGCATTCCGGCGACTGAAAAGCAGAATGTCGCAGCTAGCACAACTCCGATGAATACAATCAGCCGAGCTTTTAGCTGCTCGTTACTGTAACGGTGCGGCTTCACGTGGATCGTATCCGAAAAGTTGGCAGTCATATCGTGTCCATCCTTGATAGGCGCACGACGACAGCGAAAGGACTAGCCCCATTCCAATCGCTGCCGCCAGTGCTTTCGAAATCACTTTCCCTTTGTGATCCCAAACGATGCGTCTGATGGATTTAAGAAGCGAAGAATGACCGGCAGTACGGCAGCTAGACCAGCCATGCCAATCGTCTTCGGATCTGTCTGTCCGGCCATATAGACGGCCAATGATGCGGCTAAGAATGAACGAAGCCACGATGCTGCAATTGATTGGATCTGTTTCATTTCTTTTTGTTACCTTTCTTGGGAGTTTCTGTGTGAATCTCCACAGCTGGATATTCTCCCGAATAGGCGACGAGCTTAGGCCGACCGAAGCCGACCACTTCTTTTCCAATTGCTCTTCTTTTAATCATGACCATTCCGCCATTTCGCTGATCGCCAGAGCCGGACGTGTTGCCCTCGATGCAGATTACGAATCCTTTTTCAATCTTGGCCACGATTCCGATGTGTGAGATCCGGTCGATGCCATCATGCGGAAAGTCCATAAAGCATAAATCTCCGACCTGTGGCTTTGCTTCAATCCAGCGGCCAAGATCTTTCATCTTATTAGCTCCGGCAGCTGTCGAGACCATAGTCGGAATCTTGATGCCAGCTTGATCAGCGCACCAATTGACGAATGATCCACACCACGGCAAGCCATCGGCTTTCATAAATTTTCCGTACTTTGTCAGATTGTCGCCTTCTTCAATCGTGCCGACTTCTGCCAACGCTACTTCAACGAGTCGAGCAGCTGTGCCAGTTGGATACGTCATCCGAGTAAAAGCTTCGCTTGCTCTTCGGTGATGCCTAGTTGTGCAAGAAGAGCTGCGCGATCAGCGGCTTTCTGTGCTTCAGCCGTTTGGTATGCCGCAACCGTCAGTGCATCGGTTTCCATTTGCGCTAATTCTTCAGAATTTAATTCGCGCTCGATTATTTCGCCCGTTTCGACGTTCACAATTGTTTTCATTATTTCACTCCGTATAGAATATAAGTTCCGACTAGGTTTCCAGCCGGCGGCAAAATGTCAATCCGTGTTAATGCTGAGTTAGATTTGTAAGCTCCGAACACGCCACAATTGACATCGACCGAAGCAGCTGTCTGATAGAAAAAAGAAAAGTTAATCAATTTTCGTGTCGTGGTGTTTGTATAATCTAAAAACGTAAAGACTGCTTCTTGTCCTTGATCTGATGTTATTGGGCCGCTGGTGAAATCGTCTAAGTAGAATGCGACGTCATTTGTTGAGTTGTAAACCGCGGTTGATGAAGTTCGAATTCTTGTGCTTGCATAAATTCCCGAACTGTCGTTATTTACTCTCAAACGAACACCACTGCCGCCTGTCGTCGTGTAGGCGTTTCTTAACACCAAAACTAAATCTTTGTAAGTTTGTGCAATAGACGTAAGGCTCGTTCCAGCACTTGAAAGACTTCCGCTTGAAATTACTGTCATTCCAGTTGCTGGCGTTGCCCACGCAAGACCGGTTGCAGCTGTTGAATCAGCTGTCAGCACTTGTCCATTTGTTCCCACTGCCAAGCGCGCCGGTGTATCAGCTGCCGTCGCCCCAATTAGATCGCCCTTTGCATCGACGATTGCATTTTGAATTGCGTTTGTGTCGTCTGTCGTGACCCATGTGAAATCCATATCCGTGCCAGTTGTCTTTGATAAGACTTGACCGGTCGTTCCACCTTTAAGATCGCCCATCGATGAATCGATTGATGATCCGAGTGTGCGAATCGCGGACGCTCCATCTTTTACGAGATCGGTGTTGTCTGGTGTGACCCAACCGAAATTCGTCGTCGTTGCCATGTCTTCTCCTTATGTCTAGGCGACTATTGTCGCATTTTCCCACGTTAAAGTCGGTGATAAAGTGCTCCATGTCTCGGAAATTGAAACTTCCAGCCATTTCACATATTGCAAGCTGTAAGCTACCGGAGACAGATTGACCGTCAGAGCTAATCGATTATATGAAGTCGAGAATGTGAAGCCCTCCACGAATCCTTGAAATGTGCCGCCGTTCATGTTCGCCGGTAGATCCACAATGTTGACCGGCAAGCCCATGAAGATTTTGAGAAGATCATCTCGATCTATGTCATCCAGCTCTGGATTCGTGAGCTCATAGTTTAGAGTCTTAAAGATGTCCGATGGATTAGCTCTAAGCGAAAGATAGAAGTTTGCCTGTGTTGTAGCATCGGCGGAATTGTGAAGAGTCGTCGTGACGATATAGCCCTGTTGACCATAGGTCGCAATCGAGTTTGCGTCTGTAGCTGAGATTTCATGTGAAGAAGTTGCGCCGTATTTAATTGTCACTGAGTTGCGGAGATCTCCGGTACGTCTCGCGATTGAAATTCCATTGGCTAAGGCGTGATTAGCTGAGAGATCACTGTATCCATTAGCTGCGAGATATTGGCTTCGATGCGTGGCATCGGCGTAGGAGATCTGGCCAGACCCGTTTTCGTATAAATAACCGAGTCCGGACGTAGCAAGACCGGAGACGATATTAAGAGCTGTGTTTCGTGATGATGATCGAGCTGCCAACTCATAATCGCCAAGATCGATTTCACCAAGACCAGAATTTTCAGCATTATTCCAATTGATTGTCGGATCGTAAGCTGCCCATGTTAAAGCTGGCGGCACTTCAGTCCAAGAGCCAATAAGAATCGGCTCTAAAATGTCATAAATTTGCTCTCCATCAAGCTCTTTTGGTAAAACTCCATCCACGAGAATTTTGGCAAGCTTGGCGAGTGCGCCCATCGCAATGATTTTGATTGATTGAGTAATCATCACTGATCCTGCGCTTCGCACCGTCTGAGATATATCTGTGACGAATCCGCCGAAGATCGGCACGAATGTGCCTGTAGAATCTTTGACCTCGATTGCTATCTGATTATTTAGATCCGCCGCGATTGTTTGCTCTTCGTCTAGATTGATAACTTCAACCGAGCAATATCCGGCAGCCGGTTGGACGTAAAAGTCAGTACGACCGGACGTGATTGACAGATTCGCCAGAATTATGTCTGTGTAATCGACGCCGCCAATTGTGACCGACCAGACCGGAGACCATTCGCTCATCGGTCGTAAGCTCCCACTGTGGAGCTAATACCGCCACGAGCGAGCGAGTCTTGGAATACTTGTTCAACCGCGCGCGCTGCGCCCTCTGGATCGCCTACGACGCCCATATTAACAGTGATCATCGTGGCAGCTTCTCCGCGACGGAATGAGCCGACGTCGAACGTGCCGACCGCTTCTTTTGCCGTGAGTGCATTGGCTTGATCTTCTAACACTCTGAATTCTTTTGTCAGAGCGTTGAGCTGTGATCTTCCTGCACTCTTGCTTATGCCGCCAGTTTCGACCAAAAATGTTAGCTCTGAGAATTTTCCTTGAATATCTGTTAATCGGCCTACGAGATTGTTCAAGCTTGTCGCACCGGTTGGAGTTATGACGCTAGATCTACCGCCGCCAGTGCCACCAGTGCTACCGCCGCCAGTGCCACCGAATCCTCCACCACCAACCCCACCACCTCCACCGCCTGAGATTGCTCCGGGAGCACCACCTGTTGCAAATCCACTAGTACCGAAATCTGTCGAAGTGTCTGAAGAGTTAGCCAGAGCATTAGCTCCAGCCAAGACTCCAGCTGCCAGAGCTACAGCTCCGACTCCAAGAAGCGGATTTAAAGCGAATGCAGAAGCTACGCCAGCGACGATCGATGAAGCTTTCAGAGCGTTATATGCCACGATGAGACTCTTAATGAGTGCGATGGTTGCAGTGACTCCAGCTGCGATCTTTGAAGCGACGAATATGCCAGCTATGACTGCACCGACGACCAATAATTCTTCTTTGAAATCGACGATTGTCTTGATCAGACTTCTAACTCTCTCGCCCCATTCGTACATATTTTTTTGCGATTCGGTAAGACTGACTTTGAGACTTTCGTTTCCAGTCAAGCCGCCGATGAATCCATCCACTGCCGGAATAAGAGTCTCCAGTATGAAAGTGGCAAGCTTTTCGGCTACCGGTAGAAGAGCCGCTCCGATAGCTTCTTTTGATTCATTTATTGCAATTGACATCGATCTGAATCGAGCTTCCGCTGTCTTGGCTTGATTCTCTGAAAAATTGCCGTAAGTCTTTGTGAGATCTCTGACAATCTGGTCATTCGACGCAGTCTTCAGATAGTTATCATCGAGACCGAGACCAAGCTTCTTCAGAGCTGTATTTGATCCGTCATGACTTTTGGCGAGCGCATTTGTGACGGTTTCGAGCGACTTGCCACTTGCAGCACTTAAATCTAATGCAAGCGATAGAAGATCTTGGGCTTCATTGACGTCGCCGGTACTTCTGGCCAACCGAGAAAGAGCTGGACGAATCTGGTCGTCGGTAACGGCGGACGCGATTGAAATCTTTGACACGTAGCGATCCAGTCCGGCAATCTGTTGAGCTGTTGCATCGGTGGTTGCTTTGATTGTGTCGGTGAGTTTCTTTTGTGCAGCTTGATCCTGTGCGGCAGCTTTAACAGCTGAAACCGCAAATGCAGTGACGGCTGCTCCGGCGACTGCGAATGCTAGAGCTGCTTTCTTTCCGAAGTCTGCAACACGACTGCCGAAGCTCTGGACTTCACCGGTCGCGCTTTTGACTCCCTTTTTTAATTCATCGAGATCCGCATCGAACGTAATTTTGACTTTTGGAATTCCGGCCATTAGTTAAGACCCACTCTCTTCACGACGTCTTGAATGAGTTGGATGTATTCTTTCGCGACTATTGGCGTGTAGTAATCGACGGCGGGATTGATCCAGTAGCCGCCCTTCTTAGGAGCAGCTTTGAATCGGTTTGTGTATTTACGGCCGATAGCATCGACGCCAGCATGGCCGCCGAATTCTGTGCCCCATAGAAGAGCTCCGGCTGGAGCTTGATTCTGTCGGACTCTTGTCTTTCCATTCTTTGAAGTCTCGCCGCCATATTTACGACCAACCTTCTTAGATCCACCGACATCGACGCGAATAAGTCGATCGCGTGGCGTTGAGATTGTCTGTGCCACGAGACGAGTCTGTGGAGCTGGAGCACCATGCGAATACATAAGAAGCTGACCAGCCAGACGCTTTGACATCATCTGCGCTTGATCACGAATTTCATTCTGCGAATCTTTTGGTAAAGCTGCAAGAAGCTGGAAAAGCTGTTTTAGCTGATACGGCTCGACTTCGATCGTCACACGACCTTGTCCGCTAGCTGCCATTTTTCTTCTCCAGAATCTCGATTGCCGTGTGTACGTCTTCAGCTGTTTCGAATTCGCTCCGAGACTGACCTGTCGCGATGGCCAGTTCCCAGAGCAATCGATTTAGACTTCCGACGCTGTAGCTTTTGGGCTAGCCTCACCGACTTGGATGTCCGAGACGCCTTCTGCCCATGCTTCGAACGGCTTGACCGGCTTGCCAGCTGCTTCGCGCTTCATGGCGTGATATGCCAGAAAGAGAAGATCTGCGACTCCGATCTTGTCTTGCGCTTGGCTTATGGTGTTACCTGTCTTCTGCTCCCATTTCATCCACTCCGGCGGAGCGGCTGTGAAAGTAGATTCCTCGCCGTTTTGATATTGAATTGTGATTGGTAATTTCATGCTCCCGACTCCTTTTTATGAGAATGTTTCTGTAGGTGTTGCGATCACTGTGAATGATAGCGAGACTGTCTGTGCGCTTGGTGCTGCACCGCCGGCGGATGGATATACCGGCAAGACGTTGAATGCAAAGACCGCTCCGGTTGCAGCTGTAAGTGATGCCGCTAGAGCTGTGTTCGGTGCTGTTTCTGTAGCTGTCCAGAGAGCTTCGCAAAGTGATGAAGCTGCGCCCCAGTCTGCAAGCATTTCGACATCGAAAGTCCATGTGTCATCGATGTGCTTAAATACTTTTCCATCGAGTGTCTGATATGCGTCGATGGTTGGTGAGTTTGAAAGGACTGCCGATGTAGCTTGCGCATCGTAGTTCACGGTCGCGATCGTCAATACGAGATCGCGCCCTGTTATGACGGTCGTTGGCATGATTTTTTCTCCTTAGTTGGTTTGTTGGTAACGTGTCGTGACTTCGATTTCGGCGGCCAAGACTTCAGATCCCGAAGCAAGAAGCTGCGGAGTCGGATTCGAGATTGCGCCGATTTCGTATCCAGCCGGCAAAGCGGCCAGAATGCTGATGATGAGCTGCTCGATATTGTCGAGTGAAGCTGCGTTGGAATAAGACGCGACGCCGACGACGATCATGAGATTGACCTTTGTCCGGACGGTGTTTTTTGTAAAGACTTCAATCTCCAGATATGGATTCGATGGCAAGACTGCCGCGAATGGCACGATTGGAGCTTCTGGTACGGTGTCATAAACGTTGGCTGTGATCGATGCGAGCTGTGTTTTTAATACTCCGCGGACATCGACGGCGATGGATGATGCTGGCACTATTGCACCATAGTCTCGACGTCGAGATACGGCTGAAGCAAAGCTGAAACTCTATTGAGAAGACTGCGACCCATTCGATACGGAGTGCCGGTAAAGTCCACGCCCTCGATCTGGCCGCCGGCAGCTGTGCGGCTCTGGAAGATTTCAATGGATACGGCATACATCGCGCTTTCGATTGCCGGAGTCGCTGCGTAAAGTGTCGCTGCGCCATATCCGGAAAGAGTGGCTGTGCCGTTAGGGATAATCGGACGAGCTGTGACATTGGCATTTGTAAGAGATGCCGTAAATTCTAAATCTAAGACGCTGGCGACTGTAAAAGTGGCCGAAAATGGTGCTGGCAATCCAGCGACGACGACCGATTGACCAACGACGAAATTGTGTGCGCGAGATGTGTAGAAGTACGCCACATTTGATTCGAGCTTATATGAATCGACGGCCACTTGATTCTGAGTAAGCAGCGGCAGAATTACATTTTCCGCTGAGTCGATAATTTGCTCTAAGTAAGCATCATTGTAGAGAGAAGAGCTCACGCCAAGGACGGATCGCAGCTGTGACGCTGTAATGATTGACGGCATGAGCTCTTCCCTTTCTACTGCTCG